ATTGCCATCTCCCGGCTGAATATACCACCATTCACCGTCTTCAAATGTAGCGTTACCTCGTGTGTAATGTTCAAGACTCATCTTTACTCCCCTTTTCATCTGTTTTAGGAAAATATTTCACAAGCATTTCTAGCTTGTCGTGATAGGTTGCTAGTTTTTCTAGTTCCAAGTCTATAGTTTCTATTATATCAGAGTGTTCTCCAATACCTATTGTGTTATTCATATACACTTCTATATTAGCTTTGTGCTTATTAATGCCGCCTACTAAATAGGAAGTCTGTGCGTCTATTAACATATCTCTTATTTTCATTTAGTTCTCCTCTCTATGATCTTCATGTTCAAGGTTGGGGTAGTACACCTCAACCCACGACTTACACTCTGGACACTCTAAACAACTAAGTATAGTATATCTGTTGTCCGTAAGTTCTTCTACATCGTGGTCCCCAACCCACCTTAACTCTGTGTTACAATGCCAACACTTCATCACGCTGCCGTTAAATCTACTACTTCACAAACGCCAGCCGTACACGCCAACTCACGTCCACCTGATGTAGTATCTTCCTTCTCAAACTCTTGCAACAATGACCAGTCTACATTCTTTGGCATCTTTGTCAAGAACTTTTTGTACTCATCTTTATCTATATCCTGATAAGGTGCTTGCTGATATGTATGCTCACTGAATGGCAGGAAGCTGATACCAGATACCTCATCAAAATGTTCGTACACCCAAGCACCTACCTGCATCCACTCGTGTTCTTTTACAGAGATAGTAACAGATGGCTTATGCTCACACCAGTAACGCTGATAGGTAAGCCATAACTCTAGCTGCTCTATTGCGTTCATCTGTGTGCGTGTNATAGCACCCAAGGGTGACTTCATAGGAAAGCTGAACACTGTCGTTGAGTCGGGTTTCATTACGTCAGGTTCAGAAGGTATGCCTTGTGATACAAGGAACTGTGTAAGTGGATCTTTGTTATCACCACGTACAGTGCGTATGTAGTATGGATTATGTCTAGCATGGATACCAGACGCTGCGTCAGTAAGCTGTGATACTGTGCCACTAGGCTTAACGCAAGTTACTGCCGTAGACTGTGGTATTCCTAACTGCTTTGCCATAGCTGTATTAGTGCGAACTGCTTCATCTTTTAATATACCAAGCAATACAGGCAACTTCTCACCTGTCGTAGAGGTCATGGCATTGTCCATGATACCTGTCAAAGACACGCCAAGTAAACGCTCTTCCTCTGTGTTATCTTTCCATACCTTGCGTAGATATTTAAAGTTAGTCAATGTAGCTTGGAACGTGCCAAGTATTGTGGCAAGACGCACCTTTTCTTTTAACGTGTCCATCGTGTCATTCTCGCGGATAACTACTTCAGATAGATTACAGAACTGATAGGGGCGTAGGATAATTTCAGAACAAGGGTTACAACCAAAGTCATGTTCTGTATCTCGCCTACCATTTTTAGCTGCTTGTTTAACTGCAGATTGACGATTAAAGATACCACGCTCACCAGACTTGCTGTCGTAAAGAGATAACCACTCACGCATAAACGTACCCATCTCTGGCTTAACTTTATAAGCTACAGAGTTATTAGCCAATGCACGTTGACCTTCATGCTCCCACCACTGACCTGACTTAGCGTGTGCCATCTGGTCATCATTCAGATTAGACAAGCTGATAAGTGCGCTACGGCGTACACCACCTACGACTACAACCTCACCAATCTTACACATGATATCGTGACACTCAATAGGATATAGTCTACGACCTGCTGCACCCTTAAACTTCTGTACACAAAACTCAAACAACTCAACAAGAGGCTGTGGACCTGATGCCCTGCCGCCAAACGTCTTCAGTCTAGCACCTGCAGGACGCACTTCTGATACATCCCATGCTGGAATTTGTCCAGCGTATAACATAGCAATAAGTTCTTTTAGAGACTTTGCCCAACCCGGTCTGCTATCACCTACCTTAATCACTGTGTCTGTCTTATAAAAATCTTCTGCCACTATAGGTAGCTTTTCAATGTTATGACGCTCTACGCTAAAGCCTACACCTGTGCCACACATGAGAATGTACATAGTCTCGTCAAACGCACGTGGGCTATCTACAGGCACATAGGAACAGTTGTATCCACCAACGTGGCATCTGTCTAGTGCGGGGCCACTAGTCATCAACGCCCTCATGCTGGGCATGACGCTTATATTAAGCACAGCCTCTTCTAACTCTGCCCGTAGTTCATCAGATAGTTTATAGTTACATTTGTCTGCTAGATGCTGTTCCATATAATCAAAGTATCTGCATACAGTTTCACTCCATGTCTCTCTACGTTGCTCGTCTTCTTTCCAACGTGCATAACGTGATAGGGCTATAAAGTTTTGGTAGTCTGTTGGTAATTGGTTGTTTATCATATCTCACTCCGTAATTGTTCTAATGTGTTTAATATTAGCCCCATCTATATCATGGAAATATTCTTGTAGGCTATCTTCTAATTCTTCTCCTACCCTACCATCTGCAGGTACGGGATACTCATCATCATCTACCTCAATGGTTATGAACATTTTAACTTTTATCACTTGCCATAACCTCTTCTATCAACTTGTCTAAATACCACTTAGCCTTTTGCAGATCCTCTAGTGGCTTGTCTTTGTAATCAAATCTCCATAAATATTTCATAACATTACCCTGCAAGTAATACTTAAACCCTGTATCTGTGGCTGCAGAGATAGCATGTATACACTCAATACCTGTTTGATTGTAATGGGGTGGGCTGTTTACCATATCAACAACATTATCACTCTGTTTATTTGCTTGTGCCATACGTAACTCCTCATGTGCTATCATTGCTTTCATAAAATCTTCATGTCTACTCATGCTGACCCCTTAGTTCTAGTTGAAAAATCTATCTTAATGACGTTGCCATCATACACCTTTTCAACTTTATTTTCAAGTTCTTTTTCTAATTGTACTTCAATATCTACTTCATCATCCATAGATTTTACATACTCGTGCATTACATTTCTAATGGTTTCTACTTCTTCCATAATAGGCACTGAAGCACACATCATTTTAACTAAATGCATTACACTATTATAAGCATCATCATCAAGAGGATTACCAGATAAAGTTATTATAGATAAATCAATCTCACCAGACCAAACATCCTCTTCGTCTAAAAAAGGACGAACTCTTATTATGTAATCCTCATCGTTTAGTTTTTTCATCATTTGTTCTTTGTCCATTACATTCTCCTTTTCACTGTGGAACTAGGGTGAAGTGTAAACTTAGGATGTTTATCTTTACCTTTTTCTTTTATCCAACATTCGGGTATGATCCTGTCATAGTATCTAAACTTATGTCTTACACACCACATTGCATAACTTGTCTTAGATCCTTTTCTAATTTTTGCATTACTATTTTCAAACACAAAACGTATATCTAAATGAGGATGTTGTTTACGCACTAACAAATGTTTACGGCGGTCTGCAGCAGTAAACCTTCCCTTAACTTCTATAATGATACCGTTGTAAAGAATGAAGTCGGGGGTGTAAGTTCTATACGCTACGTCTTCCCATTCTATTTTGATAGACTCGTATCTAAACTTAACCTTGTCCGACTTCAGCTTATCAGATATGGTTAGCTCTAGTCCACTGCGAAAACCATACTTACGTGCTACTCTAAATTGATTACCGTTAACCAACGTCACGCCATGAGATAAAAGGGCTACCCCGATATCCTAAAGCCTGTAGCTCTTCGCGCAAGACCTTATCTGCTTCATTACGCGCTGATATCGCCGCACGTAAACCTGCAGTCTTCCGTTCACGATACTCCTTCCTAAGTTCCGCAAGATGTGCCTCTGCTTCTTTAATTTGTTCTGCGAGTTCATTTACTTCAATCTCCATTTATACATACTCCTTTGCTAATTTAACATATGCCACGATGGGCGGGTTTTTTGCCTGTGATTTTACAGCAGGTCTCTCCACCAAAGAAGGCCAGCAGTCAAAGCGATAAGAGCAAAACTTGCAGCCAGTATTAAGCACAGTATTGCCTGTCTCCTTGCCTCTAAACTTCTCTGGTACTGGTTGAAAACGCTTTTCAAACTTATTCTCCTTTACTGTTTCAACAGTATTCTTAATATGTGATATCTCTTTGTCAATGTCAAGACCTGTAGCTGGTATATATTTAAACTGCCCATTAGCTTTGTTTACAACCCACCAACCACCAGCCTTTTTACCTAACGCTTTTGCGTAACCAGCTAACTGGGCCACATACCCGAAGCCATCACCGCTGGCAAGACTGTCATAGGATTCAAACTTGTTTCTGTATGACCAGTCTGAAGCTGATTTAATATCATCAACTGCACCATCAATGATGAGGTCATAACTACCAGAAACGCTATCGTCACCAAGGTCAAGAGAAACTTTATCCGTGTCTTCATATTTAACTCCTGCTTCTTTTAGTATAGCTTTAAACACTGCTTCAACGATATCGCCAAGCATCATGTTCATAACAAATGTAGTTGGTGGAGGTATAGCTGCCTCTGGTTTATTCTTGTCATACCAAAGTTGGCAAGTTGGTCTACCTACATTAGACATACGCAGACCAAACTTGTCACGCTTGCTCCCCCCACCGAACTGACGTTTGAGTGCGAAGGCCACGTCAGACGCTACTTGTTTTATGGTATCGTCAGCCATAGATGACTTACCTTTTACAGCGTTTTCCATGTATTGATGTAACGCCAGTTCAGCAGGGTGATTCATTAGGCTACCTCATCTTCTTCAATGTCAATGATGTCATTTAACTGCATGTCAAAGTCTTCATCATCTTCTACCTGTGAAGATTTCTCTGCCCATTTGTTGATAATATACTCATTATAGTTCTGTAACCAACCCATGAACTCACCAAACAAAAGCTGATCTTCATCGGTGATCTCAATAGAATTAGTAATGTCTAAAGATGGTGATGGCACATAGTAGTCATTACCACTTGGGATCTTACGCAACTCAGTATTAAGAGTTACATTATGCTGTGGTGGTAGACGCTTCATCTTACCAAGCTGTGTAAAGATACCACCAACAGTCTTAAATGCTTCTTTATTTTCTACTTCCCAAATAAAGTTGCTAGTAGTCTCTTCTACAGGTTTACCATTCTCATCTTTAGGATTTACTAAATGAATAGCACCAAAGACTACACGTACGCGCTTAATAGATTTAATTAAGTCCTTATCCTTTTGAGGCAAGGCGTTGTAGTCTTGTATCCAACCAGCAGGTTTGCCACAGTTAAATCCACCATCGTCATCCTTCAAGTCAATGTTTAGGTTATCAGCCATAACAGTTTTAACATAACGATTGGGTGAGCCACCCTGCCCCATAACAAACTTCTTATACATATAGCGTTGCAGGAAGGGACGAATAACAGCAGACTCTGCGTAGTGTGTAGGCCCATCTGGTATTTCTAACTTGTATGTACCAGCTTTAACTAAAATAGATTCAGCACCAAGAATAGCTTTATGCTGTATACGTAGCCTAGATAGGAACATACCTTTCTTAGCAGTAGTATCATTAGCCATACCCATAGCTTTAGCCATTTCAGCAAAGTTATTAGTATTTATTGTAGTAAGTTCACTCATATATTTACTCCTTTCAATTGTAAGATGCATAGTTATATCAGGTTATGTCCTTCGTGTCAAGCCAATTCGGACCAATTTTTGCCTCTAAAAGTAGAGGAACATTAAATTCTACACCCCAACGCTGGGTAATTAGATAAGGCAATGCTTTATTAGTTTCGTCTATCACATTGATTACCTGTGACTCTTCGTCAGGATGTACATCAATAACAATACTATCATGCACTGTATTTACTATACACGATTTCATGTCCTGTAGCAAGTCATCTATGTGCAGCAAAGCGATAGGCACTATGTCTGCTGTGGCAAATGACTGAACAGGGTAGTTCTTTATTTGTGTAAAGTGTGACACACGACCAGTTACTTTACGCACAACGTCAGGAAATGAAAACTCCCTGCCACTTGGCGTTGTAATCTTTCGTGTCTCTATAGCCTCTTTAGCCAGTCGGGAGTGCCATTCTGCGACTCCTCTGTACTTTTGTGTAAAGTGTGTGTAATACTCTGCTTCCGCTGGCGTTCTCCCAAAGCCCGTTGCGCCATAAAGCGGTGCAAACGTGTGAGCCTTCGCAGTCTGGCGATCCGTAGGTTGACCAGCATCGGTAATA